AATTCTGATCAAGGCAAAAGACGAAGCGTCAAAAGAAATCAATAAAGTCAAAGGCAGCCTCGATGGATTGGGGTCTGAAGGCGGTAAGTCAACCGAAGGACTTGGGCTTGATTTTGACAGCTTAGTTGGCATAATCACAACAGGCGCAGCCATAGCCGCCGCAGCAGCTGCCGCCCTAAAAGTTGCTCTCGACTTTTCCGAAGAAGGCGCTGGGATAGTACGATTGCAAGACACTTCGGCTATGCTTGCTTCTTCAATGGGCTTTGACATGGACGAGATTGTTGCCAAAGTTTCAGCCGCCTCTCTCAATACTGTTTCCGATCTGGATATTATGTCAAGCGCGTCAAAAGCAATGATGCTTGGCGTTGGCAGCTCTGCCGAAGAGATGGCTTCGCTAATGGAAGTTGCAGCTTTTCGAGGGAGGGCGCTCGGACTGGACGCGACTGAAGCCTTTGACCAGATTGTGCGCGGCATCGGACGGTTGAGTCCAAAGATACTGGATAATCTCGGCATTATTGTTGATGCTGATGCAACTTATGCCGCTTATGCAGAAAGCATAGGCAAAGCGGCTTCTGATTTGACAGAGGTGGAAAAACGTCAAGCGCTGGTGAACGCGGTCATTGCTGATACAGCTCCGTTGTTAGCAGAAGCTGGTGGGTTGACTAAAGATAGCGCATCAGCTTGGGAAGAAATGTCTGCGGCGCAAAAGAACTATTGGGACAAGATGAAGTCAAACGCCTCTGACTTGATGGTTTGGTGGCCTGAATTTTGGGCGGCATTTTATAGGGCAATGACACCGCCGGAAAAGATGGAAGCCGATGTAATTGATGTTATGGGCAAGCTAAACGAAGCACTGCTTGCTGGGATAATTGACGAAACTACTTATAATGCCGTTCTTGGGGATGTAAATAACGCGCTGATGAGTAATGGAGAAGCCCTTGCATTTGTCGCAGAAAAAACCGCAGAAGTAAGAGATGCAAATGTCAAGGCGCCTAATTCTTATCAAACTCAATTAGAAAAAATTTGGGCTACATCAGAATCCTACGAGGGGTTTTTGTCTTCGGTGGCAGCCGCTGGGATCGAACTTAATTTAATAGACGAAGCTTCATGGGCAGCCG